TAACTCATGGAGATCTCTGATATCGTGTATCTCGCATTTTCAACAATTATGGTCGTCGTGATTCTTCACGTGGGTGTGTTCTGGGTCTCTCGCCTCATCCAGCCGCCCAAGCCGAAGATTGTGTATGTCGATCGCGCACCCCCTATTATTCCAGAGATTGTGTCGGCTCCTATCCTCCCAACTCCGCCGCCACCTGTGGCCCCGCCACCTCAGTCACAGGTGCAGCCTCAGCCCCAGCCTCAGTCCTCTATGGCTCGCGAGATGCCCCAGGTCATGAGTGTTCCGACCTACGACATGCCGCCCCCGATTGTTCAGTCCAACAAGCCTCAGGGTATGGCGGCATCTCCAATCTATGATATGCCCCAGCCAAACAAGCCCAATACTGCTGGTCTCCCTCCCCCGATCGAAACACGCGATGTAGATCGTGTTGGATTCTCGGGAGGAAAGGGCGCGCCGCCACAGTAGGCGTTTTCACAGTATGCGCTATACTAGGTAATGAATCGGTTGAAAAGCCTGTATAAGTGGGATCCCGCGGTCCGCTTAACCCGCCAAGGGAAAGTTGGGAGCTATTCGGTGAAGGCTCCTCAGGGAGGAGGTATTCCAGGATGGTTATGCCTGACCCGCGATGAAGATTCAAAGCCAATTGCTCTTTGGGTTCCCAGGAAGGAGAATGCTGTTGCCCAATCTATTCGGCTCGTGTGGGACGAACGGTGTTTTGAGGATACGATTCTTCGTGTTGAGTATACACCTACGCATGTGTTTCTAGCAGATGCGTGGATGCTGAATGGAACCCCTTTGTTTATGAATACCACATTCGGTGCGAGACAAATTATATTGAAATCTATTTTTGCACTCCATACGCCCTGTCCCGAATTTGAGACACGGGCTATCCGTCTTCGCGACGATATCACCGATATTCGAGGTTACGAATATTACAGCAATATGGAAGGCGAGAAAGGTATTTTTGCCGAATGCAAGAAAAAAGAGGAGGAAACCTTGAAGTATGAGATTGTGGCCACAGATATCCCTGACGTCTACAAGGTTGCTGATGTAGGGTATCTTCGAGTCAGGACAATGGCTCTTTCCAAAACCCTGAGATCATTTGGCAGAGTGTTTGCCCTAGAGTGCGTTCAGAATGATGATGGGACGTGGACGCCAGTAATAGATTCTCCTACCAATACAAATGGCTCGTAAACTCCACACTACAAAGAAAGTGAAGAAGGCTGGTCGTCGCCATCGCCGACACACCCTCACCAAGAAGGGCGGAGGCTACGGCTTTGGTGGCTCTGTCCTCTCGAGTGTCGGTGGCCCCAATGCTGGCAACGCGCTCTGGGACTCGGACACGGCGAAGGATTGTGGAGTAGGTGATCGTGGTGGAAACAATACGCTTGCGGGCGGTCGTCGTCGCCGTTCCTCCAAGAAGACAGCAGGACGTCGTCGTAAGCATCGTGGAGGCATGCTGGCTCTCCAGCAGCCCCGTGCGGGGTACACGTTCAATGGAAGCGGTGTCGCAGGAACAGCTGACCCCGTTCCTGTTGGAAGCACCGTAGTCGCCGTCTAAACTAAGAACTGCCAATCTTCTTGAACAACGAAAATCCGTTGCGCCCTGAAGTATATTCGACCTCTCGCCACTCTCTGTTTGAACGCAGGATGTTACGAATATTTGAACATTTTGATACATTGACATCATCGAGTGCAATGAATCTGGTGCATCGAGGAAACAATCGCTGGAATTCAAAATAAGTTGTAAACTCACCACCATCAAACAGAACAAAATCAATGGTTTTGGGGAGGGTGTCGAAAATATAGGGAGCAAGCTTCATATTTTCAATATCAATCGAATGCCAACGAGCAAATTCCGAATTTGTCGTGATATCGGGGAATACGCGTGCAAGTTCAGTGTTTGGGATATCCTCGGGTCGAAGAAGTGTCCCCCACACGATCTCAGTGCGATCTGTCAGTAGATCATGAAGATTTGATAATGCTGCTTGGTGTTTATCCTTATTTGACTCTAAACTGATGAGACGAGTTGTAGTATTCCCTGCAAGTGCTAGTAGGAAACAGCGAGTAGAACCAAGACCATTCCACGTTCCAATATCAAGAATTGTATTTAACTTAGAATCCTTGACATAACGTATAAGAACTTCACCAGAATACTCCTCTGGGGTAATTTGACCGTTTGTGCTATGTTCAAAGGCAGTACGATCATTGTTACACCACATAGTTTACATCTGTACTCATTTTATCTGTAAATATAAGATAATGAAGGCGAACGTAGATACAGCCGTAGCAGCTCTACTCCTCTTAATCTCCATCGTATTCCTTGTTCAACGTCGTGTAGGGTACCTGGCCGTCTGGCTGCTCCTGATCACGGTGGTTATTGGATACGGAGTTCGTATGCCCCTTACTGTTGCCGTAACCCTTGGTATTGCCACAGTTGCAGCCGTTGTGCTTCTGTCTGGACAAGCGATTCGCGAAGGGTATGAGAACCCCAATGAGTCGGAGGACAAGAAGGACGAGAAGAAAAAGAAGTCCGAGCCGAAGCCCCATTCGTCATCCAAGAGCGATAAGGCGGAGGAGAATACTATGGACGCCCACCTTGATGCGGGAACGACCATACTACATGCTTTCCAGAAACTGAACCCTGAACAGGTTTTGCAGATGCGTGATGATACAAAGGAACTGATGGAGACCCAGCACCAGCTGATGGAAACGCTTTCGTCCCTCGGTCCGCAGGTGAAGCAGGGTGCGGAGTTAGTGAAGAGTTTCCAGGGAATGTTTGGCGGAAATCTAACAGACGTCCTGAAGGAGTGAAGCACCAGCCGCATACTTGAAATATTGATGCCCAGGTTCCTTTGACTGAATATCGAGCAGAGGAACTCCAAAGGCGTGGGTAAGAATCTTCCAGACAAAAATCGTTGTGCCGAGATTGTAGTGTTCTACAACCTCGCTCCAGCGCTGAATGGCAGCCACAAGAACTTGTATAGAGGACGCGATATACCATGCCAATGTGGTAAACGACATATCGTGGGTGCCGCCAAAGTAGGTATACAGACTTGGGAATCCGAGATAACATACCCAGAAAAGAACATGACCAATCGGCTGAATCAGAATGGTCGCATACGTCATTGCATACTCGAGAAAATTAGGAGACCACAGACTCTTTTCCAGAGCTATGTATTTCCAAATCACCGAGCCGTGATTTGGATGTTCAATCATCCTTCGTAGAGGTAGACGGCTGATCCTCTGGGGCGGGAGGGTCATCAATTACAATACCGTTCGCAGGAAATTCCACCGTCTCAAACGTCTTAGGGTTAATGTAGTACCACGTCTTGCCTTCGGAAGCGGGCATGATGGCGCCGAGAACTTCGGGAGTCACGTGGTTGTCATATGCGATGAGGCAGTTCAGTTCCTCCGTGCAGTCTGTTAGATGCTCAACATCCTCACCAAACCCGATATACAGCCACGGAGGAGGCGGGGCAATAAACAGTTCAGCAAGTTTGTATGGTGCACGCCATTGGTGTCCGTCCGTCCAATGAATAGCAATCTTGTGAACCTGGTGAAATCCAAGTGTCTTGCGAACATCGTGCAGAATAAAATTGCTGTCTCCACTACCAATGTCTAGTTCATGATACTCCGAGACAGAGATTTTGCAACCATCCCTGTCATGTACAGACCATGCCATCGTCTCATACGTAGGATTGCGACCGTACACACAGACCTCGACTGTGTAGTAAAGATTGACGACTGCATGAAGAATCCACGAACCGAGCGTCTCAATCGCATCTTCAAAGCGAGGCATTTCTATACTATAAACATCTACGCCGTAAAACCCTCCATCATTGCGCGGTCAAGCTGCAGTCCAATAGCAATCGAGGTTCCCAGGGCTGTGACAATGAACGGCATCGCCATCAGGAACCATGCAACAATGCCGAGGTTGAGGCGGCACAGCAGGTCGAGAACGAATACCGTGGCACCGCCAAAAACAAGCTTTGTCGCAGCCGTCACGAAAGCGAAATCTGCGACATCGAGACCGAGCTGAACGGCAACGAACAGAGCATATAGAAGTGCAGGGGGGCACAGTCCATCGATAAATTTCATTTTCGTGCTTTATGTAGTATACATAAAATATGAGCAGCCAAGTTGAACAGATTATGATGTACACGGGAGCGTCGCAGGGGGAGGCAGAGAAGGCTCTGGCCGATCAGAATGGAAGTATTATAGACGCGATCGCTGCACTTACTCCTGTACCCACTGTTTCGGGTGCTAAGCATATCCCTCCTCCCCCTATCGTTGATGCTGGTCATGATGCAGATACGCTCGAGCGAATTCGGCTTGGACGTCTCATGGCGGATATGCTCAGCGCTTCAGCGAGAAACGACCTCCGCGGAAAGGCATCGCACTACCCCGCGAAGGAGGAACAAACCGCAACTGCGGAGTGTAAGGAGCATTCGGTGCCCCCACCTTCGGCTTCTCAATAGTGACTGCAAATTGAACAGCGTACTCCTGAAATTTTCGTTCCATATCATCAATATCTGCAAACATATTCATAGAATACGTCTGTTCATACGCCCGACGCGAGGCATCGGCATAAACTTGTATGTCATCAAGCTCATTTACCGTATCTACCCAGTCATCAACCTTGAAATAGTCCAGAGCGTACTGACTATTGCCAATCCATTCCTTCATTCCTTCGGTCGTTCCCGATGGGCGTGTGTTGTGGGGATTCTCCTTGGCCATTGGTTTCGAATAAAGAACGGGAATACCGTTGTACATGGCTTCAAAGGCAACGCGCCCCCAGCTTTCGTAAAAAGAAGGGACAAGAAGAATACGCGTTCGCCGTAGAACGACTCGAATATCGTCCTGAACATCAATCCATTCAATATTTGGTATGTTTTCGGGGACTGCAATACGATTGTAGTACGGCCTGACTCCCAAAAACTTACGATCAGGAAACCGATTTGCCAGCTCTAAAAAGAGGGGGAGTCCTTTAAGAAAGTTGGCATTGATCAGGGTTATACAGTCTCCAGTCGGCGCAGTTCCTTTCTCCTGAAACTTGATTTCATGTTCGAGCATAGCAGGACGAACAGACTCTACGATGCGAAATGTAGGAGAGATTGGAACAGTATTCACAATGTGGTTGCGAATATGATTCGAAATGATCCAGAG